GATTCATTAAATGATATATCGGTTATATAGTTTGAAATACTAAAAGTTTCCTTCTCAGCATATCTTGTAAGATTTGCAGTTTCAAGAAAACAATACCCCAAATCAAAAGAAGATTCAGTCATTCAATAACCTTTTTAGATTTTCTATTGCATTTCCAACATACGATGAATTTATAAGAAGAATATTTCTCATCTCTTCGTTTAAATTATTTTCATAATCATAATAACGAACTGCGGTCCAATCACCAGCAACAAAATCATTATCAAATGTCTGTGCTCTTATATATGAATCGGGGGTCAATAACATCATCTCATCATCGTTGTTTTTCCAATGAACGATGTTGTCTGTACGAAGTGTATTTTGACCCCACACTATAGGATCAGTTCCTTCAGGTAAAGATTGGCTCGAATATTTCTTTCTAAAATATGCGACAAAATCCTCATATGGTTTTGTCCACTGTGTATATGGGTCAATTATGTCGTTAGCGAAATAGACCAACCAACTTAATCCAGGGTCATCATAATAAAAATATGCTACATCTTCAGCCCTTTCGTTTTCTTTTACGGTATACCGAAGAAATAGATAAGGATCGTCCTGTGAAATTGTATCAATTAGAGCAGTTTTTAAAGAAATATTCGTTATAGATTTTTGAATCGTAAAACTACTATTCGCAACTTTATACTGTGTTTTTGGATAATATCTAAAATATCTTGACATTTATTGTATCTCTTTAGCCATTAAAACTGATCAGGTAAACCCTTAGAGGCACTAACATCCGGTGCGCTTGCGCTTGTATGTCTTTCTACGACGCTCTCGCCACCATAATCTTCTCTTGTCCAGATTTGCATTTCTGAAAGAGTCATACTGATTCTAACAACTGCCGGTTCTCCACCTTGAAGAAATGCTAACTCACCACCAGCACCGTAATCCACTTGAAATTGACTTATCATACAAGGTTTCATCACGAGAGTTTGTACACCTGTAATTAATGGCACACAAACACTAGGATAACTTAGAAATGCTCTACCTCCTGCTGTTACACCAACATTTAACTCTTTATAATAAGGATGGATGTGATATTTTATCTGTTTAATAATTGATTTCAACATATTTGTTTCATTAATTGACTTAGGAGAAAATGTCCAGTTCCATGCATAAGTTTTTAAATCAACACCATCGAAGACAAGCGCCTGAAATGGATTCATGATAGCACCCGCACCCGCTTCAATCCCTTTTTGCACATTTGGTGCTATTTTTGAAACTCCTTCTTTGAATAAAGAAACAGCAGCTGCTCCGGCTACGGTTTCAATATCTAATCCGTTTAAAGCCTTTTCAAGAGCGCCCAATCCTCCACCAGCAGCATTAACTGCTGATGCCGCAGCGGAACCAGCCATCCCCAATTCTGTAGGACCAACTTTTACTGCTGTAGAGTCCAATAATTGATCGGGTAATGGAAGATATATTGAAGACTTCATATTACTGCTTGCTGTTGTATAGGAAGTTACACCACCACCAGCACCAACATCTCGTTCACCATAAGAGTAATCTTTAAAAAACAACAACATACCTACATCACCAAGATTCGAAGGAAACTGATATTGGGCTAGTTGAGTATTTTCTTGTTTGGATCTTCTAACTGATTCTGGTGTTCTAGGAACAGGCATCATTACCTACCTTATAAATAGTTATTTACATCTATTTATAACGAAAACATCATGGCATATAAAGGAAGATTTAGACCATCTAACCCTAAGAAATATCGAGGCGACTTCACTAATATTATTTATCGTAGTTTGTGGGAATTGAAGTTTATGAGAGAGTGCGATTCACATCCTGATATTGTTGAATGGGCTTCGGAGGAGATAGTTATTTCATATAGAAATATTGTCGATGGTAAAATGCATAGATATTTTCCAGATTTTTGGATTCGTAAAATAAATAATGATATAACTCTTGTGGAGATAAAACCATCAACTCAATCGGTACCTCCACAAAAGAAGTCGAAGATAACAAAACGATATATTGAAGAAGTTACAACGTGGGGTACCAATTTATCAAAATGGCGTGCTGCACAACAGTACTGTGATAAGAGAGGTTGGGCATTTATGGTTCTAACCGAAAAGGGAGAAGCAAATAGGTGGAGACAATATCTAACAAGTTAGAAGTTTACAGAGGGAATCTTTTTAATGGCTACCGTCTTTGATAAAATCTTAACGCAAGGCATTCGTGCAGGACAAGTTCCAGCGCGAACAGAGACTGCAAGAACCTGGTATCGCGATACTGCTTCTAAGATTGCCTCATTACAACCGTTACAGTTGACGAAAGCAGATCCAGAACGACTGAAGTCTCAGATTCGTATTGGAGATATGTATCTTTATCATTATGATCCTAAACACAAAGCAACTCTGCCATACTACGATAGATTTCCGCTTGTGTTTCCTTTTAAAAAAGTTCCTAGAGGTTGGTTAGGTATCAATATGCACTATCTACCGTTAAACTATCGTGCTATGTTGATGGACTCTCTCTATGATTTAACAACGAATCAACGATTTGACGAACAAACAAGACTTAGGTTGAACTACGATTTGCTTAATGGAGCATCTAGATTCCGATGGTTTAAACCAACAGTTCATCGTTATCTCATTAGTAAAGTTCGATCTAGACTTGTTTTTATTCATCCTTCTGAGTGGGATATAGCCTTGTTTTTGCCACTTGAGAGATTCTATACAGACACAAAGAGAATAAAAAAACAACAAGTCTACAGAGACTCAAGGTCAATCATACGAGGATTACAATAATGCCATTCAATATCTCAGAGTTTAGGTCAAATATTTCAAAACCAAAGTTTGGCAGCCTTGCTTTAACAAACAAGTTCATAGTTCGAATGACGCCTCCGCTTAAAGTTTTTGGTGGTATTGGTGACATTTATCCCACAATGGACGAATTATCTTTTTTCTGTTCCGCGACTAGTATGCCCGGAAAGACAATCAACACATTTGACCATAGACCGTATGCATACGGCCAAGTGAATAAAATGCCTATATCAAGAACCAATGATACACTACCAACTACCTTTTTCTGTGATTCAAATTATGTTATAATGCAATTTTTTCATCGTTGGTTAAATTATATTGTTCAAGATGGCGGTTACATATGGAATAACAGGGGTTATAGAGAACTAGGTTATAAAGATGACTACTCGACAACAATCGAAATAATTGGGTATGATTATTCAAGCGAAGAAAAACTCACATATAAACTATACGAAGCATTTCCAACACAAATTGCCGCCGCTCAAATGGGTTGGGAACAGAACGATACTATTATTCAACTGCCTGTAGAATTTACTTATGATGATTATGAATTGATAAGAGTTCCGATTGGCGGAGCAATAAATAAACCTAGAACACCCGTAGGTTTATTTACAAGACTTGCACAAGCAGCGTCAATTGCTGGTGTGATAAGTACAATAAAGAGACCTCGTAATATACAAGATTTGATTAACACTGGTACAACAGTCAAGACTCTAGGAAGAGGACTTGGCGTATTTTAATGGAGTGAACTAAACTATGGCTTTACCTAAAATTGATACACCTACATTCATGCTTGATTTGCCTTCTACAAAAGAGACAATTAAGTATCGTCCTTTTACAGTAAAAGAAGAAAAAATTCTTTTGATGGCACTTCAGAGTGAAGATGGAAAAGAGATATCAAATGCAATTCAACAAATTATTACGAATTGTATCAGAGATTTTAATCCAAAGTTTGATATGTCTAAAATGACAATGTATGATACAGAGTATATTTTCTTAAATTTAAGATCAAAGTCTGTAAATAATATTATTAGTTTGACAGTCACTGATCCAGATGATCAATCTGAACATACAGTTGAAGTAAATTTAAATGATGTTAAAGTCAAGTTTGACCCAGACCATAAAAAAGAAATTGTTATTAATGATAGTGTAACACTGATGATGAAAGATCCATCGTATGATGATGTGTCTGATTTAATTCTTAATGATTTAGAAAATAATATGGAAATTGTTAAGAATTGTGTTGATAAGATTTTAGTTGGTGATGACGATGTTGTCATTTTAAAAGACCATTCTAAGAAAGAGCAAGACGATTTTATTGATTCGCTTTCTTCTAAAAACATGCAGGACATCATGACATTTTTGTCGACGTTGCCTAAACTAAGTCATGATGTAGAATATAAAGTGGGAAATAAAAAGAAAAAGATTACTGTAGAAGGATTGGTTAGTTTTTTTACCTAACAATGTCTTATAATAATATTACAAATTATTATAAGACAATTTTTTCAATGGTTCAGCATCATAAGTACTCGATAACTGAACTAGAAAGTTTAATACCTTTTGAGCGTGACCTTTACATTGAAATGTTAATAGATTATTTGGAAGAGCAGAAGATACTACAACAGCAAAGGTAATGTTCAATGGCTGAAGAAGAGAAAAAAGGATTATTTGGTAAGCCTAAACCATCAACACCACCGGTGCAAGAAGACGTGATCGTATTAGAAGATAAGATTGAAGAACCAAAAAAGACAATCACAGTTAATGTTTCTACAGTTCCTGGTGCTGATCTCAATGGGGATGGACATATTGATGATGAAGAAATGGCAATGTATCTTGAGTTCAAGCGTAAAGAACTGGAAGATGCTGATGCTCGTAGAGATGCTATGAGACAAATGACTTGGTTTGCTTTATTTGGTATGCTTCTATACCCCTTGGCAATCTTCATAACATCTTTATTTGGGTTAGACAAAGCAGCAAATATCGTTGGTGATATTGCTCCGACATACTTTGTAGCAATCTCTGCTCTTGTTGCTGCTTATTTTGGTGCTAATGCCTATACTGATAAGAAGAGTGGGGATAAACCACAAGGTAAAACATCACCTAAGAAGTAATCATTAAACGACATAAAGTCATTATACTATGATTTTTGAAAAAGTCAATAGGAAAATATAAAAAATGGCAGAAGTTACATTACAAAATGTTATAGAAAGAATGAAAGAGGAGGGGAAGCTGACTCGTACGGGTCCTGACTCTCTAAAGGTGGCTATTGGTGAATTAAAGGGTATTAGAGCAGATTTTGGTACATTTTTTGAGATACAAAAACAACAGGCAAATCTAGCAGCACTTGAGGATCCAGTAAAAAACAGCGGTGGTGGTGGAGTAGCTGGTGCTGTTGGACCATCTAAAACACCAGCACCAGCTGCGTCAGATAAAAACTCATTAGGTTTGTTAGGTGGTTTATTTGGTCTTATTGGTGGATTAGGTAAAGGT